TGAACAATCCACGATCTGCAACAAGCTCGCGACCAGCTTTGATGATTTCACCATTTTTACGCGGGCAATGAAACGCACGCTCCATGAACTCTGGGAAACTGTTATTAGTGTTCTCTGCTATCTGATCGTATAGCTGAACTGCTGTATCTTTGTTCCAGTTTTCACGGAATGCAGGATCCTTGCTCAGCACTGGCCAAGCACTAAAGTAGCAGCTATCGGTATCTCCATACACGATTGCTTCACCAGCATGATCATATTCTCCAGTGATCTGCTCGTTTAAGTGTGCACTCATATGCTTGACAATCTGACGACCGTTTAGCGTAGTGCTTTGACCGATTCTAATATCATAGAAGCGACAATGCACATTCAGCAGAGCGCCATAAGCACTGTTCAACAAGATTTTACGAACCAACTGTCGCTTATCATAGAAAGCACGCTCTTCTTCGTTCTTGGCTTCTTTTAGTTGTTTTTGGATTTGCTTACGCTCAGTATACCACTTGGTTAGCAAACCAGGTATAATGCCCTCACGCTCATATGTGAATATAGTTCCGTTTGCACTAAGCATCCATGGCTGATTGCTATCAAAGATTAGTTTCCAAATCTCTGCTGCACTTGCTACTTCGCTGCCGCCACGTTCCCAATCTATGGTTATCATGGTTCCGCGTTCTTGATTCATTACGGCAGTATACTCTAACGTGCCAAACAAACCTTCCCAAGAGTGTGCAAACTCTATTCCTCTTGCAACTTTGTCACCTATATAATTGTCTGTTAGCGTTGGTCTGAGTTGCCCAACAATAGTTTCCGGGGCCATGTTAAGAGCGCGGATAGTTGACGGGTACAGACTGTTAATGTCGACCGCCGCGATCCACTCGTGCATGCCCCTTTTGGGCGTAGCAACATAGGCACCGGCTGCTTTTGGTTCTGCATCTTCATTTACCTTTCTTTTATCTGGTACTACTAATCCACGAGCATGTGCTTCGTTAATAACTGCTTGTTCAATCATTGCCACAGAACCCATAACTGTTTGTAGCAGCACAGTGTTCTGATGAGCAATACTATTAGCAAGATCCAAAAATTTCAACTTGTTATGAATCTTGAACAGTAGCATAGTATCTTGACGGTTGTAAGTCAAGAACTTTTTCCAATCCTTGTTATACAGTTGATCCAAAGTACCTTCGTACTGTGTCTTCTTTTCACCGACTTCCATTTCTCCAATGCTATCCAACTTATAAGAGTGTCTGCTCTCGTAGTTGTATTTGCGATAGAGTTCCAAATAATCCATGTGAATGCGACCAACCAAGTCATATGTTTCCTGTTCTTGGTCAAACATAATGTACTTGCGTAGTTTTGGAAACTGATTTAGCAAGCAAAAACGACGAGTATCATCTTTGCTCATCACGCGTGTCACGCGATTCACCAAGTATGGAATGTCGTATCCGCTGCTGTTCCAACCACTTAGTACATCTGCGTCTTCTATCAACTCAAAGAACACATTGAACATGTCTATTTCATTTTCAAAGACATATGTGTTATCAAAAGTGGCTACAATCTCTTGTGCAGTCTGCATGCTCATGCTTTTTGGAGGAATGCATAGTGTGATTAGCTGCTGTGTCCAATCTAAGTACAGCGAGATAGCGGTAACAGGATTGAACGGGTCAGTAGTTGGAGCAAAGCCGCGTTCTGGACTGAAATCGGTTTCAATGTCAAAAAAGCAAGCGTGTAGTGTAGGCGGATCTATATCCAAATAGTTATCAGCAAGACAACGAAAAACTGGATTGATATCGCTTTCGTATGTTCGCTTGTTGTTGTATATACGCAGTTCTTTGTGAAACTCTGTGCGTTTACGCGATGTAAATCTGCTTACTGGATCGTTGTTAACACTACGAAACTTGCCTTTTGGATCGTCATAGTAAAAAGTATATGTGGCTGGATACTGCTTGTAAACGCGATTTCCAACAGTAGTTCGTTCTACTACGTGAATAGTATCGCGATCTTTGTCGTAAATGGCATCTACATAACTCATGCGTACTTATCTTCCAATGTTAATAGTTGCTCCAACTCACGCCATTCTTTTGCGTGCTGTAGTTGAAGATTTTCCAATTCAATAGCGTGACGAACTGCTAGTTTCAGTTGTCTATCTTTGTAACCTTTGTTACGATGCAATTGTCTTGCAAAATAGTACTCGCGACCATATACCTTCCACTCACGAGGTAGATTGTTTTCTTTTTGAAGACGCTCCCAATCTTCTTCGTCTTCGTCAATAGCTTTGAAACTGCAACCCATTATAGTGTCTTTCCAACAGTAGTTAGAATGGTTTCAAGTAGTTCTTGATCACGCTGCACTTGACCGAATTCGGCTTTGTGTGCAATCTTGATAGCACGCTTTAGTACAGCAGTTTTGATGTTCATTTCTTCGGCGATTGCCTTAACGGTTTCATTTAGACCTTCGTTCAGTGTTTCCATTTCGTGTAGAACTTGACAGCCTTCGTTGATCAATTGTGTTAGCTTTTTCTTTTGGTCGCCGCTAAACATAACGGTTTCGTGAACGGTATTTTCTTCGGACATTATAACTCCTTATAGTAAGATATGTATCTTACTACACTTACGCATAATGTCAACTTATTTTGGTCTGAGCAGTGCAGCTACTTTTCCGTTTACAGAAATGTGCTGGCAAGTTTCTTGCACAGTTGGTGCAGCTTTTTGTTTCTGGTAGTGCGAGTATGAAACTGCTTGTGCAAATAGGTATCAGAATCTGTTTGTGTTGGATCCTCATAGCCACAGTATACTTTTCTTACTGAGCTATCGTTAACCAAATCTGTGCAGCTTTCACCATATCGTTCATCCATATCAGTGCTGCATGGGCTTAGTGTTGTTATTATAATGCTGCCTGAGGGAACATCGCCATACTTCTTGTTGTAATTCTGAATGGCAGCACGCTCGGCATGACAGCGTGTTCCATCTGATGTTTTGTAGTTGACACCATATACAACACGATCTTCTGGATCCAGTATGCATGCACCAACCCAGCCCCAATATTCCGAATCTTCTTGTTGTTTGCTTAGCACTCTCTCTGCACAATTAGCAAGCAGTGCATCCAACTTATCAGTGCTGTGTATACGAAAGTCACTTAACTTCATAGTTGCCATCTTCTACGAAGGTTGGCCCAATAAGCAATAGCTTCAGGACCAACAGCATTAATAATATCTGGATTTTTATGATATTTTTTAGGCACATACATATAAAGACTAGGATCTTTTTGTAATGCTGCTAGACATATTTTTTTTGTTCTATTTTCTGGGGTAATAAATCTTATATTACCAGCATGATCCTCTATCCCACGCAATGCTATTTCTTCATCTCCCGTAAGGTCGTAAGGAATATAAGGAAACAAATTCATATTTTTATTAATAGCTAATAAACATAAATCTTTTGTTCTTAAATACGGGGGAATATAGCGAAGATTGTTTGGGCTTCTTTTGATCATCTTCATTAATATTTCAGGTGTAAATAAATCTGGACGCGCACGAACTATATATTTGTTAACCGTCAATGCTTTTTGAATAAACTGTGGAGTAAGAAATTGTTTAGGAACTGCATTGATGCCGTCACCGTCTCCAGCCCCGGAATCCCGTTTTAAAGAAGCCAAGCACAGTTCTTCTGTTTTAAACTTAGCTGGCACACTTTTCAATACGTTAACCCCTGTATGACTATTAATTGCAGTCTCGCACAGTTCACGAGTTCTCATTCTAAACGGTATTCTATGTAGTAAACTTCCGTCTTGTTTAACTGCCTCAAGCATTAATTTTGGAGGCAGAATTTCTATAGGAAAACGATAAAAGAAAAAGCGTTTTTTATCTTCAATCATATATTTTTCTAAAGCTTGCATTAGTGTAGGAGCAGTTATTTTGTTATCAGCAAAAAAATACTTTAAATGATGTGCCTGTAGTGGATTGTCATACTGATCCATAAACTGTTCAGAACCAAAATGAAATTGATACTTCTTTCCCGACGCATCTATCCAAATATAGAGTGGCCCTCGCGCATTATAGCTAGGGAAATATGTGGGTGCACGACTATCAGCAGTACACCATTCTGCTGCATTTCCAATTTTTTGCAGTGCTTGACTAGAGCTAAGCTTTAGTGGAATAACAAATTGTCCTTCTGGACCATTGTACAACACCTTTGTATCTGGCAGTATAGGATATAGCCCCTCTGACTGTTTATTGTCTGTAGCATCTACTGCGTATATGCTGCGAATTAGCTCCTTCAGAGTTCCAAGAGTATATTGATTCAAATCAACAGACAAATTCTTTTGCTTGATGACTCTATAAGCCTCAATGAACTTTTCCAAATATCTGTGTACCACTTCTAAGTCTTCAAGCAAATAATCTCCGCGTATATATCTTCTAACTATCCACTCGGTATATTGTTTGTTTGGTGTTGGATCAGCAGCTTCAAACTTGTTTAGTATGTAATTTTGTACCGCTGGATCAGCTATAAATCGCTCTTTTAGTGCAGCTACTTCTTGCTCTGATTTGTTGGCAAATGAACTGGACAAGCCATGATCAGCACGCATACGATCAATCAATTTATTGCCGTAATTTCTTGCTGTAATATCTTGTCTGTATTCTACTAATAGTAGTAGTTCTGTAGCTTTCATAATAGTATTTATGTAGAACTATTACCAATTCTTTTTAGATGATGCATAACAGTTTTATGATCTAAGCTGAACTTTTTGCCAATATCTCTATACGACATTCCAGAATCACGCAAGTATTTCATGCGTTGAATCATGTCTGCTGTAACACCCCTTGAGTAACCAGGTGCGCCAGGTTCGCGTGCAACATTGTATATATCTGGATGATGTCTTCTTATTATAAGACTGGCATTATCTGGCGTTACTCCAAATTTGCGTGCTATATCAACTAATTTTGCACCACTGCTATACAGATCAGCCATTTGTTTTATTTGCTGTGATGTAAAGTTTGCTGGATAAGTAGGTGAATACTGTGCATTTTTCCAGTGCTTAACATATATCTCATCGTAGTTGGGCAATCTTTTCAAGTGATACGATATGGTTTTGCGATCTACATTGTACTTTTTTGCAATAGTAGGAACAGAATCGCCGCTAGCGTACATGTTGGCTATATCTGAAAA